AGAACGGCACAGTAGAAGTTAATGTTGCTGTGACAGTTCAGGGTGTAACTCATGCAATGTGGCTACCAGTGATGGATAACCGAAACAAGTCTATCGCCAACCCAACCACTCGCGACATCAGTGATGCGCGTATGCGCTGTCTGGTTAAGGCTATAGCCATGCATGGACTGGGTATCTACATCTATGCTGGCGAGGATTTGCCTGAAGCCACAAAGACTGAGGTGCTATCCGACGACCAGGCTGCTGAGATCAAAGACCTGTTAGAAAAATCTGGCGTTGATGTTAAGCAGTTCCTGGGTTACTTCAAGGCTGACTCTGTGGACAGTATGCTCGCTGCCCACCACAGCAGAGCAGTTGCTGCACTGAAGGCCAAGATTAAATAGGAGTGAATTAAATGAATAAGTTTAGATTATTTTGTATTGCCATGATCCTTACAGGTGTTGCTGGCTTGGTTGAAGCTGGTTGCACCGCAAGGACAGACTCATGGGGAAACACGCGGTATAACTGCCATGACGGAAACTCAGGAACCCTCACCACAGACAGTTGGGGAAACACTAGAGATAGTAGGACTGGAACTACCTACCGAACTGATCGATGGGGTACAACTCGTGGCAGTGATGGCTCAAGCTGGAAAACTGATAGATGGGGAACTACACGCTACAATGACGGCACAACATCGCGCACCGACTCATGGGGAAATACACGATTCAGTGATGGTACTGTATGCCGCACTGACTCATGGGGAACGGTTAGGTGCGACTGATGATTATCCTAGATCACGAACAAGGATCACCTGAGTGGCTTGCTGCAAGACTGGGCAGGCCATCAGCTTCCATGTTCTCCAAGCTGGTAACAGGCACTGGCAAACCATCAAGTTCGGCAGAGTCCTACATCAATGAGATGATTGCTGAGAGATTGACTGGTCGCAGCAAACCCTTCTACACCAATGAGCATATGGAGAGGGGGACAATGCTGGAGCCAGAGGCCAGAGCAGCCTATGAGTTCATCACCGAGTACGAGGTGGTAGAGACAGGCTTCATCCTGGATGATAGTGGTGAGTTCGGCTGTAGCCCTGATGGGCTGGTTGGAGACAGTGGTGGCCTTGAGATAAAATGTCCATCTGACAGCGTCCATGTATCCTACCTTCGGGCTGGCAAAGTGCCATCCAAGTATTACCAGCAAGTGCAGGGTTGTATGTGGATAACAGGCAGAGAGTGGTGGGACTTCATGAGCTACCACCCAGAGATGCCACACCTGCTGGTGCGTATGGAGCGCAATGAGAAGTTTATAGAAGCGATGGCAGAGCAAGTCCAGGCTGCTGTTGAAACAATAGTAAGTGAAAGTGAGAGGTTAGTATGAAAGTTGGATTGAGCGTAAAGATCGACGTAAGCAAGATTGATAAGTCACGACTGTTCAAAGGGGAGAAGGGTACGTATCTTGACCTGACTACTTTCTTTGACACTGCGGAGCAGGACCAGTATGATAACAATGGTTTTATCTCGCAGTCAACATCGGCTGAGGAACGTGAGCAGGGCGTACAAACCCCTATCCTTGGCAATGTAAAGGTGTTCTTCACTGATGGTGATGCCCCCCTTACCAAAGGTAAGGCGAAGCCAGAAGCCATTGATGAAGACATCCCATTCTAATGGAAGGGTTGCTAGCAGCCATCGCAGTGATTGCACTCGGTGGCTTTCTAACAGGGATTGTTTTAATCACAATGGATCAGCAGAGAGAGTGGAAGGCTAGGCGTGAATCTAAAAAGAAATAGATTGCGAACACCTGATGGGACTATCCTGGAGTCAACGTATCCAGGCGATTATGCCGAACATATTGATGCCAATGGGTTCAAGTATTTTGTGAACACTGGCTCATATACCGACGGCTCTGGGAAGTCTCACCGCTACGTCAGCTGCTCCGCAGTTGGGGATGAGAAGTATATGCAGGAATGGGACAATGATCCCCACCCTGAGAAGACTGAAACCCAGTTGTGGTTCGACCTGATGGAAAGTTGCAACATTACCGAATAGCATAATGGTCATGAGTTTTTATCACTACATATCATCTGCTGATAATAATATAATCGCGCCTCACCAGACCTTTGAGGCCATCATGATCACTACCGCTATTGTCGTAGTGCTGCTAGGTATTGCCGCAGTAGCCTACCAAGACCTTACCTAAGCCCCTTCATTGGGGCTTTTGTCTATATAGAACATGGAGGAAGTATGAAGCACATGATTATCCCTGACACACAGGTGAAGCCAGGCTCGAAGATGGAACACCTCAAGTGGGCAGGACAGTACGCAGTAGAGAAGAAGCCAGATGTAATTATTCACATCGGTGATCACTGGGATATGCCCTCGCTCTCAAGCTGGGACGTAGGCAAGAAGTCCTTTGAGGGCCGCAGATACAATGACGACATCGAGGCCGGTATCCAAGGTATGCGAGAGTTTATGAAGCCTATCTGGAAGGAGCAGGAAAGACTGAGGCGCAACAAGGATAAGACCTGGAAGCCCCGACTGGTGTTCTGCTTGGGCAACCATGAGCAGCGCATTGAAAGAGCTATCGAGGATGATGCCAAGCTGGAGGGTCTCCTGAGCTATGATGACTTCGAGCTGGAGCAGATGGGCTGGGAAGTGCATGGGTTCCTGGATGTTGTAGTGATCGACGGGATTGCATACTCGCACTACTTCACTAGTGGCATCATGGGTCGCCCTGTATCGAGTGCCAAGCTGATGCTATCCAAGAAGCACATGAGCTGTGTGATGGGCCATGTGCAGGACAGGGACATTGCCTTCGCTAACAGAGCAGATATGAAGCCTATGATCGGCCTGTTTGCTGGCATCTTCTACCAGCATGATGAGGACTACCTGACTGCCCAGACCAACAGTAGCTGGCGCGGTATCTGGATGCTGCATGAGGTGGATGATGGGTGTTGCGATGAGATGCCTGTATCACTTAACTACTTGAGGAAGAAATATGAGCGCACTTGATGAGCAGGTGGGTGGCGACCACTACAAAGACAATGCCATACAGCCGATACAATACATACTCTCAAACAATTTAGGTTTTTGCGAGGGCAATATTGTTAAATACGCGACACGCTGGCAGGAGAAGGGAGGGGTAGAAGACTTACGAAAGATCAAGCACTACTGCGACTTCCTTATTGAGTCAGCCATCCAGCCAGACTGTGATGATCCTTACGGGTAAATATGTTATAATCGGGGCATGAGTAAAAGCCTCCTAAAAAGAATCGGGGTCTCTGGGTATAACAAGCCCAAGAGAACCCCTGGTCACCCAACCAAGTCTCACGTTGTCGTCGCAAAAGAGGGCGATAGGGTGAAGACTATTCGCTATGGTCAGCAGGGTGTAAAAGGTGCTGGCTCCAATCCGCAGACAGCTAAAGAAAAGGCTCGTCGCAAATCCTTCAAAGCTCGTCATGCTAAGAACATCGCCAAGGGTAAGATGTCTGCCGCATACTGGGCAAACAAATCCAAGTGGTGATCCCATGCCCAAAGTAGGTAGCAAGCATTACGCATACACCCCCGCTGGTAAAGCAGCAGCGATGAAAGAAGCCAAGCGCACCGGCATGAAGATGTCGTATGGCAAAAAGAAAAAGAAGTCGATGCTCTCCAAATGAAGAAGAAGTCCAGGGTAAACGAAGCGGGTAACTACACCAAGCCCACCATGCGGAAGAACTTATTCGAGGCTATCAAGGCTGGGGGCAAGGGAGGCAAGCCTGGGCAGTGGTCTGCACGCAAGGCTCAGATGCTGGCAAAGCGTTACAAGGCCAAGGGTGGAGGCTACACCAACTAATGCGTAAACCACAGAAGTCCCTGCTCGATTGGGGCAAGCAGAAGTGGCGAACCAAGTCTGGCAAGCCCAGCACTCAGGGGCCAAAGGCTACAGGGGAGAGATACCTACCCAGCGCGGCTATCAAAGCCATGAGCGCATCAGAGTACGCAGCTACCACCAGGAAGAAGAGAAAGGATACAAAGGCTGGTAAGCAGTTCTCAGCACAGCCCAAGGGCGCAGCAAAGAAGACTAGACGCTACCGCTAATAAGTCCAGATAACCTGTACAGAATCACGTACATCTACATGGATGAAGTTCTTTGCAATTCCTATGCCATTGAAGCCCATCTTCATAGCTTCCCTGACAATAACGTACCCCTCTGATCCACTGTTGATATGTATGTCAGCAGCAATACCTCTGGCGTGCGTGCCTGGTCTGGTCTTACGTGCCTCAATGGAATGGGATGGATCACGATAACCGCTAGTAATCTTGAATGGAAACCCACACCTATGTCGCAGTTCATCCAGTTTCTCAAGGAAGAATGGATTCATATCGTTTCTGCCAGTCTCTTGGCAATCAAACTCTGCGATGTCAAAGTATTGGAGTTGCATCAGTGGATCTCTTCGTCCATGTGGTAGTAAGCCTGTATCAGCTCGTTCTTGGCTATCTCCATGCTGTAGAGTATGTCGGTGTCATCCATGTTGCTGACCACTTGAATAGTGTCAGGTGATACGCATATCACGATCATGGTATCAAACTCCTCGCACAGCTTGGCGAGGTCTGGCTTCTCAGGGAAGTCGAGTATCTTACCCATTCTTAGTCTTCTCGTAAGTTCTTAGGCCACCCAGTCCCAGCATACCCATGAGTACAGGGAGCATGGTAGAGGTATCAGCCTGGGGAATATCCACACCAAAGCCAGCGGCTAGTGGCGAGATCAGGAAGTTGACTGCAAATCCAAGGACGCAGACCCAACCTGTAGCTGGTCGCCATCCTGCCTGGAACCAGTTTCCTTTTGCTTCTGCCTTGTTGACCTCGATCTGTGCCAGTGCAATCTCCTGCGCGTGGCGCTCTGCAAGCGTTGAGAGTTCAGCAGCAATCTTCTGTTTGGTGTCGGCATCAGGTATCCACTTATCGAGAAGTTTAGTGACAGGTGTGATCAGGGAGAGCAAGCTCATTACTTTTTCCTCAGTAACCCTTGTACGGTATCGGATTCAAATATCCTTATTCCTAACCATATAATAGTAAACAAAGATGCTATCGGTGGCAACCAAGCGGTGACAGCCAATATCCCTGTTGATGCGGCTGCTACGTCAACAACCTGTTTAGTTTCCTCTACCATGATCTCATCTCTTAGTTATTCCACTGCGCCTTGCAGGGATAGGTTGGGTGAAAGTTCGGCAACAACGCCCAAGTGAGGTACGATAACACCGTTGCCTGTTTTGAATATCTGGAAAGCAATGCCTTCCCCTTCGTCTAGTCGAGGCTCTGTAAAAGGAATCTCGATAGTCTGCCCAACAGTCCAGTCGCCAGTACCACCTGATCCAGATGTCTTGGTTTCTATGCGAGCGAACTGACCGCCAAAGGTTCCATCAGCATTGACCTTAATGAACTGTATTGTGGCATAGTCTGTGTCATTTGCCGTCAGCGCACTGTTGGTAATTAGGTACAGCTTCTGGAAGTAAGTTGTTTTGCGCGACTGATAGAATGCTGTTCTGGGGAATGCACTTGCAGCAGCAGCATCCTGGGGCTTGTATATGTTAGCGATAACCACATTGTCATCATTGATGTGCTTGATGTCGCCCACATAACTTGGGTAGTACGGAACCTTTACAATGGCTCCAGTCAGCAGGGTTGAGTCATTGGCAGTTGCAGTAAACAGGTCGCCCACTGCGTAAGTCTTAGATACGCCAGTGTAAGTCACCCATGCTGCATTGCCCGCTGTACCCAGGTCTAGTATCTTGTACTCAACACCCTCTTTGAATCCGCTTGTTCCGCAGATAGCGCCAGTCAGTGGTGTCTGGTCATTAGCTGTTGCAGTAAACGTATCGCCAACAACATACGTGATGCCAGAAGTTCCAAGGTAAGTATTCCAAGCATCATTCCCGCCTGTACCTAAGTCCCTGATAACGTAGAAGTTACCAACAACCCACTGGCCTGATGGCAGGGTAGCAAACTTCTTAGCCCCACTAGGAACTGTAGGAGCTGCTAACCCAGACACGCTTACTTGGTGCTGGTCTTGCATTGCATCCACTTTGATTAGGTTCGCTGTACTCTTTACCGGAGCGCCCACCCGAATACCGCCCCTATTGTAGTTGCGTACAGAGGATGTATCTGCGCCATCGAAGTAGAAGTAGCGGCAACCATTTGGAGCATTACCAGTAAAGCCACCAATGTGGATAGACGAACCTGTGTTTACTACGAAGCATCTCTTCTCTGGCTCCAGGCCAACAAGATCAACTTGGTCTACACTAATAGATGCAATCTCAGCACTGCCATCTACTGCGCCCTGGTTGCCCACAATGATCAGGTCAGAGTTAGAGTGCCACTCCTCACCATTCGGATCTGTGCCTGGGCTAGGGAGCTGCGTGTTAGCGTGAAGGAATAGATGCCCTATGCGAATCTTACGAGATCGGTTGGATACATTTGGCACAATCTTCAGCGCCTTGCCGCGAGGGTAAATCAATCGCAGCAGCGGGAACCAGATGTTGTTATCGCCCTGTTGGGAGCCGTTACTGCCAATCTCCATAGCTGCATCGTCATACTGTATTCCACCTTCCAGATTAATGTTGCCGCAGTTCTTAATCTGGATGTTCTCAAATGTACTCTCGCGCACAGTGTCAGAGGTGTAGCCTGTAGCCACAATAGCGCCAGTTAGCTCTGAGCCGTTGCTGGTGGTATTGGTAAACTCTGTTCCGATTCTATATGTAACGCCAGATGTTCCAAGATAAACATTCCATCGTGCCTGAATGTTAGCCTCTTGCTCGTCAGGGTCTACTGCTGAATCAGTACCAAGGAAGGCTATCTTGTAGGTAGCCCCACTAACAAATGATCCAGCGTTTACCTTAACAATTTCAGCGTTACCAAGGGACATACCCTTGCCCTTAAAGTCTCTGCATTCTACGTCAACGATAAGGTCGTCATTGAGGCCGGTGAACAGTAGGCCATGCGCCCTGCGTACTCGACCGCCCCCAAGAAGGGTGAACCCAGTAAGCTCCATTGACTTCTCATTGCCTGTATAGAATGGCTTCTCGCCAGTGCCAAGGCCAAAGGTTCTGCCGCAATCGTTGATGGTTAAAAGGCCAGACCCCTCTGGGAATGTTGCTCCAATGCCAAGGTATGACATCAGCTTGCCTGTACCCCTGATAGAGAACAGCCCCTTGTCAATGGTAAGTGGAGTGTTGGTCAGTGCAATGCCGTCAGTGAATATTACTGCGCGATAGTTGGCCTTAGCCTCGGCAAGCAGGTTAGTTAGCTGTGTTCCGTTATCAGTGAGGTTATCTCTCTTGATGCCATACTGTAGGTCAACAATGGTATTGCCTTCCCAGGATGCTTGTGCCTGACCACTAATGCCAGCCAAGTCGATGAACGAACCGCCATCATCAGTGCCAGTCGCAGTGTTCACAATCTTATAAGTATTGCCGCCACCATCGTATGCACTATAGTAGCCAAGAGTAACGCATACATCGCCAACCTCTAAGCCGTCATTGTTCACCATGTCAGCAACGCTGTCGTAGAAGTTTCCTGAACCAACCGCAATAGCTGTAGGGCCACTAGCAACAAAAGGTCTGCCCAGCACATCAAACTTGAGGAACTTGTCTGCCCTCTCATCTTTAACTGGGATTGTCATATCCACAGTTGGATCATTGTCCTTCAGGCCAAGGCTTCTGCTAATATAAGTTTGAACCTGGTTAAGAGCCACATACGCTTTGTCAAAATCACCGTTTACATCTGATGCCAGAAAGTCACCAGCCTCTTGGTACTCGGTGGTGCGGTCAATAGGCATTGCCAGAAACAGATTGATTATGTCGCCAGCAGATGCGCCAGACAAAAGAGTTACAGTGCCGCCATCCTGCTCACCAGCATCAGCGACAGTGTAATCGTTGTTAATAGTCAGGGTGACACCGTTCTTGAGTACCTTGATGTCGGTAGCAAGAAGGATTTGGAAGGTGTAGTTGAATACTGTTTGACCAGCACCGGCTACATAGTCATTCCTGGTGGTAGCTCCAGTAACCGGCATTGCTATTCCTCAGCAGCTCTAGTCATTCCCAGCGCAACCATTGTCGCAGTGGGTCGTACATCCTCGTTTGTCTCAACAGCAAATACTAGATCACTAGCAATAAGCGCGTCATAGTAATCTTGAGGGAAGAAGCCAGAGCTAACCCAATACTTTCTCAGCCCTTTCTTAAAAAGAGTTGTGAACATATCAGTAGAGGTCAGCTCTTGGGCAGCAGCTTTGTTTGTATTGTTTACCACGATGGTTGCGAATACGCTCATTAGATAGTTACCCCTGACTTTCTTCCCAGATAGTTTTCCACATCGGATATTTCAGATGAATCACATACCTTACCAACCACAATAGCGCCATACACTTCGCCATCCAGCAGTGAAGATGTACCGTTGTTTCGAGCGCCCATGTTCAGTGGGTGGTCAAGATATGTTCCGGTTCCCAGGCTTGCAGTGTTAGACGCAACCTCAGACCCATCCTTTCTGAACAAATGTGATGGAGCAGTAATACTAGCCACGCTAGATAGCACAGCTAGATTTGGATTACCTACTGCCGAACTTGTCAGAACATTTGCAGTGGTTCCCTTTTGGATTGCTCTCCACTGGTCAGCGCTTGTGCAGAACAGTCTAAAGCCGCCATTGCTTGTACCGATATTGTCGGACAGTTCCAGGACGTTTTGATTGGTTGCGGCAGAAGATTTTTTTGCTGCGGAAAACACAGACATTACCGCCACACTACCAGTTCCAAATGGAATGTTGCTTGCAGTTTCTAAGCCATCATCAACGCCATCAAACTCTAGGTAATACAAGTCACCTGCGGTCTTTCTCAGGATCGGGCATTTTGTAGATGTAGTCTGCACCAAGTGATTACCATTGCCTGACTTATCCAGCACCTTGCCTACAACGCCATCGACGCTGGCAGGGGTTGTCCCATCTTCCTCAAACAATGTTGTCAGGTCAGATATATCATACCAAGCACCCTCTTCGCCATTAGAGAAGAGAGATGCAGGGCTAAAAGGTGCAGGGCCATAAGCCGTTGGAACCTTGAATAAGGTAGCGCCTACGCCAATCATTTATGCCACCAGTGCGTGAATGCCTGTTGCAGTAGTACCAGTAGCAAATACTCGGCTGACAGAGCAAACCAAGTAAAAGTTATCTGGGACAGTAACGGTCCGATCTTCACCTGTAACAGTGGTGAACTTCACAGCTCCACCAGTGGTGATATACAAGCCAATAGCTACTCGGTCAGCGTCAAATGGTGCAGTACCAGCACTGTCATTTGGAGTCACTGGAGCGATGTCGCGCACAGCACCTGTCAGGTTTGACCCTACACCCTTGAAGGGGTTGTTGTTGTTAATAGACATTAAAATATCCTCTGTTTCGATATGTGGATTATACTAAATTTTGGTTACTTTTTATACAGCTACTTCCTGGATTCGTACTTTTCCATGGCTCTCAGGTAGGCTTCTACAGAACGCTCTGCTTTTCGATAGACCTGCTCGTTTAGCTGTTCTAGCCTATTTGCTTTTTCCTCTGATGACATCCTCTTATCAGCCCTTACCTGCCTTCTCTTCTTGTTTATCTTGGAGATTTCCTTGGCAGCTCTCTTTATCTGACCAGCCTGGGAGAACAGGAACTCATTATCTTTCTTGTACTTCCGCAGCTTATCTCCCTTGAATGACTTTGATGAGTTACTCTTAATCTTGACTTCCTGGGCCAAATCATAAAATGTATTGGCGGTGATGGAGTTGCCGCTGCGAGGCGATCTAACCAGGAAGCTGCCAAGAATAGGAATGTCTAGGTTGGATGATGGTCTAGCAGAATACTCCTGCCCATTAAACTCCCTAATCTTGTTCAGGATAAGATCACCAGCACCAGTAATATACTTAGATGTACTAGCAAATGTACCCCGCAATGCAAAATCCACCTTCGCTGGAGAGATGTTGAACTTCTCCCCCAGGGCACGAGCAGTCTCACTGGTGTATGGAGTAGCTTG